CCGCAAGGAGTTAATGGTTTACTGCACCATCTGAACATTTACAAAGATTTTAGATATTTTACTATCCACCAGTTACCAATTCCAGTAACACCTAAGGTATGCTGCTGAATGTAACCAATTAAATCCGGTATCTTGTTCATAGCTTCTTGGGCCTCTATCTGGATATTATCCAAGAAACCTGGGATATCTATACCCAGTCTATATTTATCTCCTTTGATACAAAACTTAACAAACTCCTCGCGGAGGGGATGGTACTCACAGTTCTGTAGGATAGATAACTGCCGTAGTGCTACCATCTTAGGCCCCCACTTTTCTGGATCATGGAAGCGTTCCTGTTCGAGCAACCTGCCTAATGCCCGGCAAGTTGAGTATACACCTACAATCATACCTCTATAGCGGTAAGCTTCGTGATACCAACGACGTAGGTATATACAATGATCAGTTGCCGCATACTGTTTACTAACATTCATTAGTAATCCATGCTTTGTATACGATTCAACTACACTATCCACAGTAATGCCTGGGTAAGTTAGAATACCATCATCACCCAAACACTGAGAATAGGGATTTAGTATCTCTCCGGCTCTCTGAGCAGCCTCATATTGTAGCGCTCGGTGCACAAGAGTTTCATCAGTATTAGTTCCGCCGGATCCGGAACCCATCCCGTGAGTACCAAATCTAATTTTGCCCCAATCATAGGCAAGGGGTATGTTATACTTCACGGGAAACACCTCACTCAACCATAGTAAGCACTCTCTAGTATGACCCAGTATACCACTCAAAATTCGCAAAGCTGACAGCTGCAAATTAGAGTTGAAGTGCTGGTCGAATTTCGTGAAGTCTGTGCATACTACCAAGTCTGCCTTAGGCTTAGTGTCAAACAAACGTGTGACACATTTGCTAACTTCATCCATGCTAATCCAAGCTGGGACGAGCCCCCACTTTTGCGCGCTTTCAACGAGGGGCTGATAGATCTGCAGTTCACATATATTGACGCCAAAGGGAAACATCCATATAACCCTTTGTTTCACATCGTCTATGTTAGGTCCTCCTTCTTGCCCGCGCCATCCTAACACTGCAGCTGCACCAAAAGTACGACCATCCAATACTTGCTCAACGTAAGGATAGTTAAAGTTGATAGTAACCGGTACTGTTTGATCAACCACTGCACTACGTTTAGTGAAGAACGGTGAACCTGAGTTAGTACTCAGACGCATCGAGTCAAGAGTTGCGCGTTGCGACCTGGGTATTAGACCGCGTAGTCTACACCACTCCTTCAAAACGGCCGCTTCCGCACGTCTTGAAAGTGGCTGAGAGTGTAGATAGGTTACACTTTCATAGTAAGAGTCTATGTCTGTCATTCTATCCCTTAATGGTAACATGACACTCATAGGCCCGACCTTATTCGCGAGGTCAATTTCATACTGATACAAAGTAGGCCACCTTTTAGAGATTTTCTCAATGTAAGGCAACCATTGTTTCAGTACATCTTGCGCAGTACTACCTTTATAAAAAGTAGTTCGGTATTCCACAGGATTACCTTCTCTAACTTTACCAAAATAAGACCGCAACCCTGGGTTTGGAATTTCAAAGCAATTCCAAAAGTTGTGTTCAATATTTTTAGGCATTGAACGTAGCCTCCTTTCAAAATTTATTGTAAAAG